CCCCGCTATTTTTTTGTATTATTCGGGTGACGGATAACCTTATGGCCCGACAGACCCGCTCCGGGGTGCAGCGTGAGCGCCCAAGTATCAGCCCGGTAACGGATACCTGAAACGATTTGTATTAAAACTTAATCTGAAAGGAACTTGTAATGGCTCTAGGCATTACTAACGCTTTCGTTCAGTTGTTCGATGCAGAGGTTCATCAGGCATATCAAGGCGCACGCGCTCTTGCTGGTGTAACTCGTGAGCGAACAAATGTCGAAGGCAATCAGGTGAAGTTCCCTAAAATTGGTAAGGGAACCGCCACTGTTCGCGTTCCGCAAGCAGATGTTACTCCGCTGAACGTGACTTACTCTCAAGTCACCGCCACTATGTCGGACTTCATTGCTGCGGAATATTCCGATATCTTCCAACAGCAGAAAGTCAACTTTGACGAGCGACGTGAGCTTGTTCAGGTTGTCGGTAACGCTATTGGTCGTCGTATGGACCAGCTCGTCATTGACGCTCTGAATGCTGCATCCAGCCCGTCGACTGTTGCAACTACCGTTGGTGGTTCAGGCACAAACCTGAACCTCGCCAAACTGTTGGCAGCCAAAAAAGCATTGGACACGAAAAACGTACCGGCAGAAGGCCGCTGCGCTATCATCCACGCAAACGGCTTGTCAGCTCTGTTGGACGAAACCGAATTGACTAGCGCAGACTTCGCCACCGTTAAGGCTCTGTCGACTGGTGAAATTGACACCTTCCTTGGTTTCAAATTCATCACAATCGGCGACCGCGACGAGGGTGGTCTTCCGCTTCCGTCAACTCGGACTAACTTCTTTTTTCACCGCGACGCAGTAGGTCTGGGCATTGGCATGAACCAACGCTCCGAAATTAACTACGTCCCAGAGAAGACTTCGTTCCTCGTCTCTTCAATGTTCTCGGCTGGCGCCGTTGCCATTGACGACGAAGGTATCGTTAAAGTCTCGTCAACCGAGTAAGGAGAAATATTATGGCTTTTGTATTAGCTGACTTCTCGCCTCTCGGTGGACAATCCAAAGCAGGCAACACGCCAGCTCTGTATGTCTACACGACGACTGAGGCACACACCGCTGTCGACGCATCGGGCTACTTCAATGACATTTCGGACACCTTGGCGGTGGGCGACATGATTATTGTACACGGCTCGACTGGCGGCACCCGCACGGTAACGAACCACATCGTGGTATCGAATGCCAGCGGCGTCGTCGACGTGTCCGATGGCACCACCGTTGGAGCTGTTTCTGACAGTGACTAAATCCGGCTGGGGGTGGTTCGCGCCACCCCCATCCATTTCTTGGAGGCGTAGATGGCTGCTGGCGATACCAAATTATCAATCTGTTCCGACGCATTAATCCTTCTGGGCGCGGCACCGCTGTCCAGTTTTTCTGATGGCACAGATGAAGCCCAAGTCGCAGACCGCCTCTATGACGATGTGCAAGACACATTGCTCATGCAATACGCATACTCTTGGTCGGTTAAAAAAGTGAAGCTGTCGCGCCTTGCCGACACTCCTATCAACGAATGGAAATACAAGTACCAGCTCCCCGGCGACATGCTGGGAAACCCAAAGGCTGTGTTTAGCACCAGTTCTGTGGGCGGTCAGCCGGTGCGCGACTTTGAGATTTATTCAGACGGGCTGTTTACCAATCTGGAAGAAGTCTGGATTGACTACCAATTTAAACCAGAGCCGTCTGTGTTCCCACCATATTTTGTTCGACTGCTGCGCACCTCTCTCGCTGCTGAGTTTGCGGAGCCCATCACCGACCAGATTACCAAGGCGCAGTATTACCACCAGCAAGCCTATGGCGCGCCATCGGAGAACATGCGGGGCGGTCTGGTTCGTGTTGCAATCAACATTGACGGAGCTGATAGACCGGCACAGGTCATACAGGAGTTTCCAATCTCGGACATCCGTGGATGAGCCGGGTCATCCAAATACAGAATGATTTTACGGCTGGCGAGCTAGACCCCAAGCTGCGCGCCCGCACAGACTTGCAGCAATATGGCTCTGGCCTTACCACTGCAAAAAACGTAACAATACAACCGCAAGGCGGCGCCAAGCGTCGGCCCGGCACCAAGTTCATACACCAGCTCGACAGCGGCGCAGGAAACGCGGTTCGTATGGTGCCGTTTGAGTTTAGCGTCGACGATAGTTATATGTTGGTGTTTACGGCTGGCAGAATGTACATCTACAAAGATGGCGCGCTAGTCACCAATATCAATGGTAGCGGCAACAACTTCTTAGCCGTGGCCGCCCTCACCGCTGATATTTTGCCGGAAATGAACTGGATACAGTCGGCAGACACGTTGATTGTTGTACACGGCAGCCTAGCACCTACAAAGATTGTGCGCGGTGCAAACGACAGCACTTGGACACTTAGCACAATCACCTTTGATTTTGCCCCGTACTTTGCCTTTTCACTTAGCACACAGGCGGGCGCTTCTCCGTTTAATAGCGTGGCTTATGACCACATCGAGGTCAACAAAGCATCTGGGAATATAAGGCTTGTTGCGAAACACAGCGGGGCAGATAGAAACATCTTCACATCTAGCGCGGCAACTTACGAAAACCAATACATAAACGTCGAGCCGTTTGGCCGCTTGCGAGTTGTGCGCAAGGTTAGCGACAGTACGCTAGAGTGCTTTGCCGAGGTGCCATTGTTTGACACCACAAATATTACACCGGCAAGCTGGGAGCTGGAGACGGGCTACGAGCTGACTTGGTCGTCAACTCGTGGCTACCCAAGAGCTGTGACATTTCACGAGGGGCGTTTGTATTTTGGCGGCACTTCAACTCGGCCATCAACCATCTTTGACCCCGGCGAGGCTTTGGATGATGCGGCGGTCGAAGCAACGATGGACACCGGCACATTTAACGCAATCTTGGATATGTACTCTGGCACGCACTTGCAGATATTTACGTCGGGCGGTGAGTTCTATGTGCCGCAGGGGTTCGACGACCCAATAACGCCGACCAATCTTATCGTGAAGGCGCAGACAGGGTTTGGCATGAAGCCGGGCATCCGTGTGCAAAACTTGGATGGGTCAACCCTGTTTATCCAGCGTCAGGGCAAGGCCTTGCAAGAGTTTATCTACAATGACACGGTGCAGGCATATACGTCTGCCAAGATTAGCTTGCTGTCGTCTCACTTGCTCAAGTCGCCCACAGAGATGGCTGTGCGCCGGTCAACCAGCACAGACGAGGGCGACCGCCTTATAATCGTAAACGGCACGGATGGCAGCATTGCGTGCTACACAATACTTCGCTCGCAACAGGTCATTGCGCCTAGCGAGTGGACAACGGACGGGGAGTTCATAAATGTCGGTGTTGATGTCAATGATATATATGTTGTGGTTAAGCGCACTGTTAATGGCAGTGTCGTTTATTATACTGAGTTATTTGACAGTACAGTTTTGCTGGACAGCGCCAAAACGGGTGGCGCCGCATCTTCAACGACTAT